GCCGAGTAAATCGTAATACAATTACGGTTTAGCCGGGTACTCGGGTAACCAATCACTGATTACCCTGGTTGTTATGCACCATATGAGCCGCGATCTGCGACCAACATGGTAGTAACCTCCTACACCCTTTAACCCATCGTGGATTTTCCATTCCCACGAAGGCTCGTTATACTCCTTGAGCGGGTTCATTAACCTCCTGAATAAGAGGTTCTTCGCCCGAACAGGGGCCAGTTTACACGAAAGCGCTTTAATTTCCCACATAAAAGAATTCGGCATACGCTTCCTCCCATACGGGTAGGATATATGCCTATATGTGGAAAACTCCTCATTAGACGGTGGACCGATAATACCTAAGTATTTCTCGGGAACCCACTTATCTAGTTTGGAGACGCAAGTACTATCATAGATGCACCAAGATACTTCCAACTTTCTCTTTAGCCGATTTCTAAGGCTAAAAAGATCGCTGAGAATATTAAGATGCTTGTCTATGAACACTGGCCTAACGAGGTGTCCCCTAAGCCAATCGGCTCCACAACTCTCCCTAAAGTCTCCAGTAATGAAAGACTTTTCGGGATTGATACGGAAACCGATTTTCCCGAGGTAATACACCAAAAGATCTGCAATTTCTGTACGGACGACTAAATCGTCCCCATAGACTGCAAAATCTTGATGGCGATACTCCCCGAGAAAATGTTTCGACACTCCGTAAATTACGGAAGCGAAAATCATCGACTCGAGAGCAAAGGTAAAGCCATTCCCCATGGAAGAAATCTTCTCATAATTGATAAGATATTCCTCAATAACACCAGATGGTGTCCTGAGAGCCATGAGGTAGGCAAACCACACGGGAGGCAGCAGATACCGGCACAGTTCAATTGAAACTGTGTCGGATGCCGCCTTCAGATCTAAGGTAGCAAAGCTACCGTCGATCGACCCGCGCCGAGCCAATTCCTGATTCTTTTCCTGGCCATGGTTTAAGTCTATTCCGAAAGACGTAAGTCTTCTTCGGATAAGACCATCCACGCCCAGTTGGAGCATCAGGTTGATTGTTGGTTCGATTGCAATAGTCCGCTCGGTAAGAGCGGATTTGGGTACAAAGGTTACACGATTTGACTCTACAACGTCAAAAACGTTTAGCCAGAAGGACTCCCGATTGAGAATAGAATATTTAGGGACACAAAAATGTTCCCGATAACTATCCTCAAGGGCTCCTAGCCATCGCTCATCACGTTGTATTATCTCCTGGGCATAAGGGAGAGCAGCTTTAGTCACGGAATACGGCCACGTCGAGTACTTGTGATAAGTACTAACGAGACCTTGTTCAGTGCTCAGGGTTGCTCCCGGACCATGCCTACAATCTTTCGTAACGTCATCCCAATCAGGTATCTGTCCCAATACACGAGAAATAAAACTTCGTGCGAGGGTAAATACCGACAGAGTATCAGGTTCAGAGGTGCGTTTAAGGCGGGGAATCTTGTCAAGATTCGTCACCCTACACATCTCCTCACCCGCCAAAAATGTTTTCATGGCGGCCTCTCGACGATCTATTTCAGGAACGTCAAAAGGGAACTTTTTTAAAAGACTGGCTATTTGGTAATGCGCGGAATATTCCGACACACTATCAAAGCTAAGGTTCTTACTCTGTAAACCCCACTCCTCTGGCAAGCTCAGCAAACCCAGAACATCACGTTTTCTTATGATGTTTTGAATCCGTTTTAGCTTACTCGAGTCGAGGTAGCCCTGTAGGTCTTGCAATAAAGTAGATAGGATTTCCCATTGAAATTCTTTGGGAATCCTAAGATCCGGAATAAGATTCCGTTTCCTACTTTGACGCATGGTCCAAGCGCCACTTGGCGACGGCCGCAGATAAAGGCGTACATCGACTTAGACTAAAATCGAAGTCATATACGTCTTGATACCTGCGGAAGCCGAACGTTTGGGAAGAAAAAATGCTAGTTACGGTATACTCCACACCTGTGAAGTGTACACACTTGGGCCTAAACAGGTTACGG